CGCAGGTCAGATCGGCGTCGGTCAGATTGGCGCAGGTCAGATCGGCGTCGGTCAGATTGGCGCAGGTCAGATCGGCGCAGGTCAGATCGGCGTCGGTCAGATTGGCGAGGGTCAGATCGGCGCAGGTCAGATCGGCGTCGGTCAGATTGGCGCAGGTCAGATCGGCGCGGGTCAGATCGGCGCAGGTCAGACTAATTTTATTCTTGATGGCGAAGAAAACGGCGAGACGAAGTTTCCAAGATTTTGGGGCAGATTCATCGCAATCAATCTCGGCTGTGAATTCGGTTTGGCCAGAGAAGCGTTTTTCTACGTTGAATTTTATCATGATGATCTCCGTTGGTCGGGTTAATTTCTGAAACCACCATAGCGCAACGGTTGCGCGATTGTCAAATAGATACTTGCGCTTTTTTTGAGCCGTGTTAACCTTTCGGTATCAACAGGTTAACGGCGGTAAAACCGAAAATGAATGATGAAGAGTCAAAAATCCCCGATCCTTGCAAGCCGCAACGCGATTCGAACGGGCTATTTTTGCCCGGGAATACAGTTGCAAAAGAGGCGTGGGCAACGCTTAAGGGCCGTGCGCGATGGGAGCGCATCGTCGATTATTATCGCACGCATTGCACGGTCGACGAGCTGCGCGAAATGGCAACGGATACGGCGCGCCTTGGAAAAATGCCGATTGAGTACGCGCAGGTGATTGTGCATCTCGCGGGGACAATCGCGGGCAAGGATAAGCGCGGCGAGCGCGAGGCTCTTTATGACCGCTTGTGGGGCTATCCTGTGCAGACAACCAGAGAAAAATCGAAAGAGGATGTCGATAGCGCCGAAGAACTTTCAGATGCTGATCTTGCCGCCGTTGTAAAAAAAGAGGCGAAATCAGATGATAAGCAAAGCTGATGCGGCAAGAGAGTTGCTTGCCCGTCGAGCGGCGCGGAAAAGCCTTGCAAAATATATTCAGTATACGAACAAAGATTATAAAACCAGCGCATTCAGCGAGTCGGTATGTTCCGCGCTCGACGTTTTTGTTGAGGATGTAATTGCCGGAAAACGCCCCATTCTCATTCTTGCGGCTCCTCCTCAACACGGCAAAACCGAGATAGTCAGCCGAAAGTTTGCTTCTTATCTAATCGGGAAATTTCCGGACTGGCACGTCGGCGGTTTGAGCTATAACGATCTTCTCGCCGGATCAATCTCACAAGACGTTCGCCGCAATATCGCAAGCGACAAACACAGGCGACTCTTTCCGTCGAATAGAGAAAAAAATAAATATGACGTGAATAGAACGTCTGAATTTAATTCACCCTCCGGACGCGGAACGTACAAAGGCGCGGGCATAGGCGCGGGACTTACGGGCTTTCCTCTTTCCATCGGAATTATCGACGATCCCATAAAAAACGCAGAAGAATCGTTGAGCGAAGTAACAAAAGAGGGAATCTGGTCTTGGTACCAATCCGTTTTCAAAACGCGCCTTAGTGAATTTTCAGGTCAGCTCATTATGGCGACTCGGTGGGCTGAGGACGATTTAACTCAGCGCGTGATTGATCTTCACAAGGGAGAATCTCGCCTTAAAACTTTGTTTTTCCCCGCGATCAATGAACCCGGAGAGGTTGGCTATAATCCCGCGCTTCCTCTTGGCGCGCTTGTTCCAGACCTTCACTCGTTGGCGCAGTTAGGGGAACTTAAACGCGAAACGAGCGATTATTTCTGGGCTGCTCTTTATCAGCAATGCCCGAAGCCGTTGGGCGGCAACGTATTCAAAGAATCCGGAATCCATTATTATTTGCCGAAAGACCTTCCAAAGAAATTCGACAAGATAATAAATTCATGGGATTGCACCTTCAAAGACACAGATGGAACGGATTTTGTTGTCGGGCAAGCTTGGGGAAAAAGTGGGGCGAACAGCTATCTTCTCGGACAAACCCGAGCCCGCATGTCGTTTACAAAAACGGTGGAGGAAGTCGTTTCCTTGCGTGACGCTTTTCCGTCTACGCGAGAAATTCTCATTGAAGACAAGGCAAACGGTCCTGCTGTTATTGATGTTTTAAAAGCTCACGTTCCCTGCCTTATCCCCATTGAGCCGGACGGATCAAAGCTCGCTCGTGCTCACGCAGTCACAAGTTTTTGGGAAGCGGGGAATGTATTTCTTCCCCATCCCGATATTGCAGCTTGGGTAAAAAACTATGTTTCTGAATTGACCGTCTTCCCTGCTGGGGCGAACGACGATCAGGTTGATGCGACAACGCAAGCTCTTCGCCGCCTATATCCTGTCTTTGTGTCGTTAAAAATATCGAAAGACCTCCTCGACAGAGCGAAAAGATTGAAGCCAAGATAAAATATCTGTAGACTGTCTCTCTTAACTTTCAGGGCGCATCATGGCAAAAGCAAAGAAAAAAAAGAGCGCGAAGAAAAACGACAACATCAAGATTCTTGCTCGTCGCGCCCGTCAAATCCAGCGGGAGAACAGCCGTTATCTTTATCCCATTCAGGCTCCGAGCATTGCGGCTGGCGTTGTTCCCAAAGGTGAAAAAGCGCCTGTCATGGCCTTCGATTATTCGGGACAAACCTTTGGCTCTTCCGTTTCTTTCTATGGTGGACTTCCGGGCGCAGGATTCCCCGGATTCCAATATCTCGCCATGCTTTCCACTCGCGCCGAATTTCGCGCCTTTGCCACAACGCTTTCGACCGAGCTAACGAGAGAATGGATCGACTTTACATCCGAGGAAAATGACGGAGATGACTCGCAAGATAAAATAAAAGCGATTCGCGACGAGTTTGACCGCTTGAAAGTTCAAGAAGTCATTCAGCGATCCGCCATGCACGATTGCTACTATGGGCGAGGTCAAATATTTATCGACATTGATTCACAAGACAGAAGCTTGCCGCTTATTTTAGACCCGCGCACGATTGTAAAGGGCAGTCTAAAATCTGTTAGCACGGTTGAGGCCGTTTGGACAACGCCGAGCGCATGGAACGCTATAGACCCCGCCGCGCCGGACTTTTATAAACCTCGCGGTTGGTTCATGCTCGGTCAGAATGTTCACGCAAGCCGACTTCTTACGGTTGTGACTCGCGAGCTTCCCGATATTCTCAAGCCCTCATTCAATTTTTCCGGCATGAGTTTATCACAGCTTGCCGAGCCGTACGTCGATAATTGGCTCAGGACACGCCAGAGCGTTTCCGATCTTATAAACATTTTCTCGATCACAGTTTTAAAAACGCCAATGTCGCAGGTGCTTCAAGGGGGAGATGATAACGGAAGTCTTTTCGCCCGCGCCGACTTATTCACCGCCCTTAGAAGCAATAAAGGTCTTATGCTTTTGGACAAAGAATACGAAGACCTGATGCAAATTAATACGCCGCTTTCTGGTCTTTCCGAGCTTCAATCTCAATCTCAGGAACACATGGCAAGCGTGAGCAAAATCCCAACGATGATCTTGACAGGAATCTCGCCGACCGGACTTAATGCGTCGAGTGAGGGAGAAATTCGATCTTTCTACGATAACATAAAAGCTCAACAAAATACCTTCTGGCGTATGCCGATTGAAACGATTCTTAAAGTCGTTCAGCTTTCTTTGTTTGGGGAAATTGACCCAAGAATCGGAATCAAATTCAATCCGCTTTATCAAATGACGCCGAAAGAGATTGCGGAGATTCGCGAGGCCAAGAGTAGGACAGATTGTGCTTACGTCGATCATGCCGTGCTTGGCTCTGATGAGATTCGCACAAATCTCGCCGATGATCCTGAAAGCGGTTATCAGGGAATTGATGCGGAGATGGTGATAGAGCCGCCTTACGATCCGGCGAACGATCCCGACACGTCTCCTGATGGCGCAGACGATAAAGAATTTAAAAGCGATGAACAGCGCAAGGCCCTGTTTGCCACAGCGGAAGGAAACAGCAAAATCGGCATTCCGCAAAGAGTCGGGAAGAAGGCCGTTAAAGAAGCTGAAAAGAAATGAACGCTTTTTTTAGCAAAGAACGGGTGATCCAAGGGGGCTTGGTCGCCGAAGGCAACCGCTTGAACGAGCGTATGCGAAGTGAAAGACAACAAAGAAAGAATCTAACACGGATTTTTTCGTCGCTTTTTTTATCATCAACTATTTTATTGTTTCTAAAGGAAAATATTTTTTATTTTCCCTCTTCCCGGTATCAGGATACCCCACTTATTAATTATGCGGTATCTAATTACCCCATCTTGTGTGGTATTCAGATACCACACACAAAATATGCCTGTGGGAGGCTCTCAGGAAATGATTAAGAAACCCAGAATCGCCCGCGCCGTTTTTCCGAATCAAGGTGTTCGCGCACAATATCGACGCCGGATGATGTGTCTGATTGATGATATGGCGGCCTCGTTTGAATACTGGCTCCGCGCCGCCTATCGAAAGTTTCCGCCAAGAGTTGCGGAGGCCGCTGAACAGGCTCAGGATGAAGCTCCCTCCGGCAGGATTCAGCGAACAATGGATGAACTTGCACGGCGATGGATAGCAAGATTCGAAGAATCCGCGCCCAAAATCTCCGAAGCTTATGCAAAAAGTCTTGCAAATCATTCGGACAATTCGTTTCGGGCCGCGCTCAAAGATGCTGGATGGGCAACAGAATTTAAAATGACTCCCGTTATGACCGACGCTTTAAACGCCGCTATCGAAGAAAACATAGGGCTTATAAAGTCGATCCCGCGAAAATATCTCGATCAGGTTCAAGGAGCCGTAATGCGCTCCTATTCAGTCGGGCGCGATCTTGAAACGATGGTGAAAGAGATAAAGGCGATTTATCCAAAGGCAGCGCATAAAGCCGTCCTGATTGCCCGCGATCAGTCAAACAAAGTAAATGCGGCGATCAATCGCGCGCGCTCTCTCGATCTTGGAATAACGGAGGCCATCTGGCTTCATTCGCACGCCGGAAAAGAGCCGCGTCCAGATCATGTCGCCGCAAACGGAAAGCGATTCAAAATCGCGGAAGGATGCCTCATTTCTGGTGAAAAGATAATGCCCGGAGAAAAAATAAACTGCCGATGCGGTTCAAGAGTCGTATTACCCTTTTGACGCGACGATCTATCTTGTGATAAAGTCCAGATCGGGAAATGAAGAATCCGCTTTTATGGAGCCGAAACTATGCGCTTCTTCCTTTCCGTTTTTGTCGCCGTTCTTTTTTCTGCAACACTTGCTTTTGCTGGCCCCGCGCCAACGACAAGCCTTAATCTCTCCGGAACGATTGGGGCGACCTCCACATTTCAAAGCATTCAGGCGCAGAATCTTAATCGTATCGGATGCACGATTCAGAATAACGGATCGAGCGGAAACGCGATGTATGTTTTTTTCGGCCCCAAAGCAAACGCGACGACCGGAGCTTCGATTAAGCTCTCTACGGGCCAATCTGTCAGATGCAATTCTTCAGCAACAGGATATGTTCTTCCCGATCAGGTGAGTATTGCGGGAACATCCGGCGACGCTTTCTTTGCGAACTTCCAATAGGGAACAATCATGATAAAAAAACTTCTTTTTTTAATTATCGCAGCGTTGCTCGTTTCATCGGAAACTAATGCACAGGAAATAAGCCCTTCTGGTGGCGGCGGAAACGGCTCCATGACGTATCCCGCGGCTGGCGTTGCCGTGTCGAACGGCTCTGCATGGGGAACGCCAATAAGTTCTTCGAATCCTCTCCCTGTAGCATACGGTGGCAGCCCTACCGTTAACGCGGCGTCGTACGCGGGGACAAGCTGGACGGATAAGGTTGCGGCTGCGAATAGCTCTTCAGCTTGCACAAACGGTTGTACGATTGTTGTTGATGATAGCTTGGCCGGAAGCGGCATGGATAACTCGCCGACGCTTGGTGCAAATGTAAATCTGAAATTTACGGGAAGCGGAACTTTTGTTTATTATGGACTGTATCCGGGCTCCTATTCTCATATTGACGCTGGTTCTGCACGGCTTCAATGCGGCGGCTCTGGCTGCGCTGGACTTGCCCAGACTAATACCGTCACGATGCAAGTCAGTAATCGGTATATCGTGAGCGGAGGTATTTTTGACTGTAATAATCAGACTGGCGCAACGGGCATCTATGTCGGAAACCATGCCGCGACGACTTTCTATAACCCAACGGTCGTAAACTGCACCGATCAATCAACCAGCACGTCAACCAACCCGACAGGGCCATTTGTTTTCTACGGCACACAGTTCGCGCAGGTCTATTCTCCGAAGTTCTATGGCGATGCTGCGGTTAAAATTTACAGTACGTCGGCAGGTGGCGGGGGTCAGTCAAATTCATTCTATGATCTGATTTGGAACGGTTATGGCAACAGCACAACTCCGGTTGGTGTGCTACTGCAAAATCTCGGTTCTACATACGTGCAGGAACCAAATTATTTTTACAACCCGACAATTCAGAAGGCTTCTGTCGCTGGCATGGCACAGGTAAATTCAACCGCATGGCTGGCGCAGCTTTATGTTTATGGGGGAGCGCCAGAAGTCAATGGAGGCGGAGCAGCAAGTGCCTCGATTGACGGGGCAACCGTCTATCAAGCCAGCACATACGTTTCGTTCACGGAGCTTATCTATGATAACGTAAGTGTTCAGGAGGCGACGATCACGCCTGTCCTGTATGGGAAAAACAGTAGCATTTTGAACATTAAAAATCCGCAGGGATACGGCAATACCTCAGGTCAGTTCACGGAAACGGACAGCACAAGCACGACAGTTTTGAACGGCGTAGATCGGGTTGTTTCCGGCGCGACGTTTGGAAATGTTTTATACGACGTTTGGAACGGAATCTGGAACCAAACTGCTCAAATTTTTGGGTTAGAAAGCTACACGACGGGAGTAGTTAACTCCCCAACAGTCAACCTCTGCGGGTCTTACGAATCTTCCGCAACGGGGCCGACTTATGCCCAAGATTGCATCTATCTACAAAACCAAATTGCAGGCGGCGCAAACGGAGCGAGCCAGTTAGTCATTGGCCTTGCGAACGGCACAAGTGGTTATGTCGGTATTTCTGCGCCAGCGTTCAATTCTGGAGGGTCATATTTGCAGTCAAGTGGGATTAATTCGGGGGGCACTTATTCGGGGGGTGGGATATTCTATATTGATAGTTCTGGAAACTTACAAACAAATAGCGTTTCAATAGGAACATCCTCTCATGTTGGGAGTTTTAATGTTTATTCTGCATCGTCTCACTCAGGACAAGCGACATGCTGGACAACAAATGGGCAAGTTGGCTATTGTACTTCCGTCGTAGCGGCTAATGGTTCTTGTTCTTGCACGGGGCTATAATGGACGATGACTTTGAAGAGGTATCCGATGAGATCGTCAAGGCCGTGGATGTTGTGAGGCCGGATAACGTATTTGTGTTTGATGAAAAGAAAGCAGAGCCAAAATAATGACGGATTCTCAGATAGAAGATTTTGCGTTTGATCGTTCCGTTAGGCATGTTGATGTTGACGGACGGCTTCATGTGACAAAATCACACATTTCAAAAGCTGGAATAAATCCCTATTATGGAAAAGAGATTCCGGGATGGAAAGAACTTGGGCTTGATCCTGAAAAAATCTATCGGCTTTTTCGCGATCCGAAGGAACTTGAAAAAGGCGCTCAGACTTTTGCAAATTTGCCGATTCTCAAAAAACACGTTCCTGTTTCTGTTGATAAGCCAGAAAAGGAATTAATCGTCGGAGCTATCGGATCGGACGTTTCATTCAACGATCCATATCTCGATTCCGATCTTTGCTTCTGGGACGCAGAAGCGATTGCGGGTATTGACAATGATAAAGTAAAAGAATTATCATGCGCCTATCGTTATGTACCCATCATGGAGTCCGGGGAATTTAAAGGACAACCCTATGATGGAAGAATGACGAACATCCGAGGTAATCACCTTGCGCTTGTTGAAGTAGGTCGCGCTGGTTCGGATGTTGTAGTTTCAGACAAGAATCCTTTTACCCCGGAGAGGAAAATTATGAAAATGACCAAGCTCGGCAAGGCGATTTACGAATCACTTTGCGCCGCTTCTCCCAAGCTCGCCGCCGATTCCGCCTTTCAAGCTCTTGTCGCCGACGCGAATAAGGCTTCTTTTAAAAAGGCCGATATCACCCCCAAAATTCTCGCGATGGATGAGGATTTAAATCCGCAGAAGGTCGATAATGTTATCGACGCGTTGCTCGATGTCGAACAGCCAAATCCGGCTAAACCGAAAAAGCAGGGGCAGGATGATGATCCACTCGCAAAAAAAGATGAAAAGGATAAAGAAAAGCAAATGCCAAAAAAGACCGAAGGCGCGGCGGATGATGAACCTGTTGGGAAGCTTCGCAAGATGCTTACGGACGGCGGCGTTGATTCTAAAATCATCGAAGATGCTTGCTCGCTTTTCAAACCCGCAAAAGACGCAAAACCCGAAGAAAAGCCAGAAGACGGAGAAAAGGAAGTGAAGGCCGCGATGGACTCTGCGCTCAAATCTCTCCGCGATCAGCTTCTTGCCGCCGAACAAGCGAAAAACGAGGTTCGCAAGACGGTCGGCGATGTTCTCGGAATGGATTCGGCGGCTGATGTTTACGGCTTCGCGCTCGATCAAATGGGCGTTGACCATAAAGGCATTTCCGATGTCGCCGCGCTTCGTGCGATATTTAAAATTGCCTCTACTCCGGCTTCACATGCTTCCGTTTCTCCGAGAGATTCTGGCGGTTTGGAAAAGATGTTTCCTGCCGTTGCTCGTATTCGTAACGCTTAAGAAAGGCAAATCACATGAGCGGCTTTCAATCTTCTGTCAATCTTTATCCGGCTCCTGCCGTTGCGGGTGATTTTGCTTCCGAGAATCCGCGCGCGTCTGTTCCGGGCCCCGAAAGCGGCTTTGTCGCTGGCGCGAACGGCGTGACCATCGGCAAGATGGCGTGGATTGCCGCAGATGGGAAAACGGTGAATAGTTACGGAACGGCTCCGAATGCTCCCGATGGTTTTGTTCATCGTGAACAGCAGGGTCTTATCGAAACGTATCTGCAAGAAACGAGCGTTCTTATTCCGGCTGGCTTCCCTGTCACCCTGATGCGGACGGGCGATTACTTTGCCAATGTCACGGGCGCGACGGGGGCGACGAAGGGCTCTGCGGTTTATGCAACTTATGCTACGGGCGATATTACGATTGGCTCGGCGGCTACGGGGGCCTCCGTGACGGCGGTTTCTGGCTCGACGAACACGGCGATCTTCGGCGCAACCTTTACTGCAAGCGCACATTCTGGCGACAATACCAGAATTGATGTAACGGCGGTCACTGGTTATATCAATATCGGCGACACGCTCGCCGTTGTCACGGGAATCGCTGGCAATCAGACTGTTGTTTCCCAAGATAGCGGGGGCACAACGGGGGGCGCTGGAACTTATGTTCTCAGCGGAACGAACACCGCTAGCTCGGTTGCTTGCACATGCTTTGGTTCGACGGTCAAGATTACTTCGACGACCGGGCTTATCAGCATAGGGGATACAATCTCTGGCGGAGCGGGCTTCCCAACGGGCGCGACGATTGCTACACAGGTAAGCGGAACTGCTGGCGGTGCAGGTGTCTATACCCTGAGCGCGGCGGGAACGGCTTATGTGGCCTCTGCTTCTGGCGTAACGACCTTCGGAAACGTTCTCGACGTTACGGCTGTTGGGTCGGGAACTCTCGCCGTTGGCGATCCTGTATCCGGCGGAAGTCTCGCGTCGACCGCCTGTATCGCTTCTCAGATTTCCGGGACGGCGGGCGGAATCGGGATTTATACTCTTTCGGTTCCTTGCACGGCATATTCCGCTTCGACGACGATCACCGCAGTTGCAGGTGTCGCGACGAATTGGGTCGCCGGACAAGCTGCCGCTGTCGGCGAGTTAACGGTTATTACTCAGTAAGGAGAAAGAAAAAATGGATCCAATCCTTCAAGCCTTGTCGTCCCGTGCGGGTGTCCACTTTATGGGACAGCCAAACCTTGCTTTTCAGGCAAAGGACATTTATCTGCGCGAATCCGGCGAAGGATTGGCTTGCGACGCACAGCCGACTCTTATCACGGTAAGCAACTCCGGCATTCCCGCCTTTCTTTCGACTTACATTGATCCGAAGCTGATTGAAATTCTCGTTGCTCCGATGAAGGCAACGGAAATTGTCGGCGAAGAAGTCAAGAAGGGCGATTGGACGACCGAAACGGCGATGTTCCCCGTCATTGAATCGACGGGTCGCACGACTGCTTACGGCGATTATTCCGAAAGCGGAAGCGCGGGCGTAAACGTCAACTTCCCGCAACGTCAAAGCTATCATTATCAGGTTATGACGAATTGGGGCGAACGCGAACTTGAAAAGGCCGCGCTGGCTCGCGTTGATTGGGCTAATCGCAAGAATATTGCCTCGATTCTGACGCTGAATAAGTTTCAGAATAAATCGTATTTCTATGGCGTTTCCGGCATAGAAAATTACGGCTTGCTAAACGATCCTAAACTGACGGCGGCGATTACTCCGATCACGAAAGCGGCTGGCGGCACTGGCTGGACGAATGCCGTGGCGAACGAAGTTCTCGAAGACATTCAAAAGCTTTGGACGCAGTTGCAGACTCAGGCAAACGGCCTCATTGAGCTTGATTCGAAAATGACGCTGGCCATGTCTCCGACTTCCGAAGTTGCTCTGACGAAAACCTCTGATTTCAACGTCAATGTCGCGGATCGTTTGAAGAAGAACTTCCCGAATATGACGGTGAAAACGGCTCCCGAATATGCAACGACTTCCGGCAATCTGGTTCAGCTTTTCATCGAAGATTATGAGGGACAGAGGACGGCGGTTACGGCGTTCACTGAAAAGCTTCGTGCGCATCCGATTGTTATCGGCTCTAGCTCGTTTAAGCAGAAAAAGAGCCAAGGGACTTTTGGAACAATCATCTTCAGGCCGGTCTTTATCGCGCAGATGCTTGGCGTTTAAGACAGAACTCTTCCCTAAATTAAATGTCCGGTGTATAACAGCATCGGACATTTTTTTAACAACCAGCAGAAAAGGAAATGAACATGGTCGAAACAACCGAAAAAACAATCCTCGTCGGGTGCAAGCTTCCGCATGGGCTTATCATCGAAGACCCCGCCGATGTTTCAAAAAAGGTGAAAATCCACGGCCTTAATCGCTCGAAAATTATCGGGGCTTCTTATGCCACGACTCGAGTCGATAGAGAATTGTGGGATCGGTGGATAGTTGCTCACAAGGATTTTTCCGCCGTTGTTTCCGGCGCGATCTTTGCCGCTAAAAATGCGAATGATATTCAGGCAATTGGCAAGGAAAACGAAAACCGAAAAACCGGATTCGAACCGGCTAAAGAGGACGATTTCGGCGTTACACCAGCGACGGAAAAAGACGAGGAGTAAAATAAATGACCGTTGTCGTTTTCGATTCGACAGCGTTTCTTGCCCGCTATCCTGAATTTTCAGCCGTAAGCGTTTCAAGCCTACAGGCATATTTTCAGGAAGCGGGCTTTTATCTTTCAAATGACGATGATTCAATCGTTAAAGAGATTCCGCGCCGCGCCGCCCTTCTGAACATGCTCACGGCGCATATTGGCTATCTCGCGGGGGCTTTAGAGGCAAACGCCGCGCCGAAGCCCGTGGGACGCATTGCACAAGCGGCAGAGGGTTCCGTAAGCGTCTCTCTCGAATATGCTCCGCCCGGATCGCTGACGTGGTTTAACCAAACGACTTATGGCGCAGCCTTTATCCAAGCGACTCAAAATCTTCGCTCTTTCAGATATGCCCCCCGCCCTACGAGGTTTTAAAATGGTCGAGAAATTTCTCACGGGCGGCGATAAGCTTATGAAAAAGCTGGAAGAAATATCGCAAAAAATGGGTGGCGGGGCCGTTGAAATAGGCTTTATGGAAAATGCGACTTATCCAAACGGGACTCAGGTTGCCGCCGTCGCATTTTGGAACGAGTTCGGACATATGGGTAAAGCCCCCGCGCCGCCACGCCCATTTTTCAGAAACATGATTTCAAAAGAATCGACGTCTTGGGGTTCAAAAATGGCGGGGTTGGCGAAGGCCACAGATTATGATGGAAAACGCGTTCTCGGCATGATGGGAAAAGATATACGAGACGCGCTTGAACAAAGCATAAGAGATTTTACGACCCCGGGGCTTGCGGATAGCACGATAAAAAGAAAAGGATTCAGTAAGCCCCTTATTGATACTACGACGATGGTCAATGCGCCAGATTTCCGCGTGGTAGGTGCAGAATGAACGTGCGCGGGCTTTCAAATTCTGCCATTAAAACGGTGAACGCTGACACTCTTGTGTCTATTCAGCCTTCATCGGGATATACCATAGGATCGGGGGCGAGACAGATTCCTTCTTACGGAACGGCCGTTTCTCAATACGCGAATATCCAAGAATTAACGGTCGAAGAACTGCGCTTGATCGAAGGACTCAACATTCAGGGAACCAAAAAAACGATCTATACTCATTTTCTTTTGCGCGCGGCAAGTCGCCCAAATCAGACTGGCGGAGACTTGATAACTTTCAATGAGCAAAAATGGCTTGTTGTGAAGATTTTAGAGCAATGGAACGAATGGACAAAAGCCCTTATTGTTCAACAGGTAAGCTAATGACTGAATATGTCCCGACAATAATCGTTGATAATGTAATAGATGCTCTGGCGGCGTTCATATCCCCCTTTATGCTTGGCGGAGAAGTTATTCGAGGGCAAACGAATCGCGTCTCTATGCCGCAAGCTCCCTTCGTTCTTCTCACGGAAATTGGACTTGCAGACCTTGGAAAGCCTCATTCGAGACAATCCGATGCGAGCGATGCGACGATTTACGGACATAAACGAATCGATATTCAGGTTGATTTTTATGGAGCAACGGGCGGCGATGCAGGAGATTTTTGCGGGGCGATTAAATCCGCTTTTCGTTCTGAATGGGGGTCGTCTCAATTTCCAACGACCATTCAACCTCTCTATTGCGACGATGGAAGGCAGATACCTTTAATCACCGGCGAAGAACAATACGAAAGCCGATGGACATTGACAGCCTCTTTACAGTATAATCCCACCGTTACCGTTCCGCAGCAATCAGCAGATGCGCTTGCTGTTGCCAAGACAGAATCCATTGACCTGTTTTAAAAGGGCAAAAACATGACCACAATTCCCGCCAGTCAAATAGTCTCAGCGAACCCCGGAGTTTTGAACGCCGGAGGGAACGCCCTTGCAATCAACGGCGTCATAATGACGCAGAATACTCTTCTCGCGACGAATGCCGTACAATCGTTCGATTCTCCGGATTCCGTAAGCGCTTTTTTTGGGCCGTCCTCGGCGGAATATGCCGCCTCGAATATTTATTTTGCTGGTTTTGACACTTCGACGGTAAAGCCCTCAACGCTCTATTTTGCCTCCTACGTAAACGGGAACACTTCGGCATGGTTACAATCCGGAAGCTTGTCCGGAATGACTCTTACGCAGCTTAATGCTCTGGAAGGCGTTCTCACGCTTACGGTCGATGGAACTTCTTTCACTTCCAGCACGATCAATCTTGCGACGGCTTCCAGCTTTACGGATGCCGCGAATAAAATTTCTGACGGATTCAGCGGAACCGGAAAACCGACATGCTCATGGAACGCCGTCAATAGCACGTTCGTTCTCACAAGCTCGACGACCGGAACGGGATCAACAATCACCTATGCGACTGGAACGCTTTCTGCGGCTCTCATGTTTACGAGCGCGACGGGGGCAAGCCTCTCTCAAGGATCGGCGGGAAATACCCCCGCCACGGCGATGGCAAATGTCATTGCGGAGACGCAAGATTGGGCTTTGTTCACGACGATGTGGGAGCCCGTTCTTGCAGATAAAGAGAACTTCGCAGTTTGGGCGAACGCGCAAGATTCTCGTTATCGTTATGTTTGTTGGGATACGGACGCCCAAGCCGCCGTCAACGGATCGACGGAATGTTTCGGTTATGTCGCAAAAACAGCCGAATATGATGGAGTCGAATGCGTTTATAATACGCTCGCTCTCGCCGCGTTCGTTCTCGGAATGAATGCGTCGATTGATTTTTCGCGCCTCAATGGAAGAATCACCGAATCGTTTAAGACGCAATCCGGATTCACGCCGACAGTCACGGACGCGCAAACAGCCTCTAATCTTTTGGCGAATGGATACAGTTTTTACGGCTCTTACGCGACGGCAAACGAAAAGTTCAATTTCTTCTATAATGGTCAGCTAACAGGAAAATGGTTATGGGGCGATTCGTTCACGAATCAGGTCTATCTCAACTCTCAATTCCAGCTTGCCCTTGTTGAGCTTCTGACAAATGTCCCGTCGATCCCCTATAACAATCAGGGCTACAGCTTGATCCGCGCCGCGATGCAAGACCCGATCAATCAATCTCTGAATTTCGGAAGCATCAGAAAAGGGGTTACGCTTTCGAGCGCACAGTCGGCGGAAATTAATAATGCCGCTGGACAGGACGTTACGCAGATTATTCAAAATACCGGATATTATCTGCAAATTCTTGATCCGACGCCGCAAGTCAGAGAAGCGCGCGGAACGCCCCCTATCAATTTCTGGTACACAGACGGTCAAGCGGTTCAAAAGATTTCGCTCGCCTCTATTGATGTCCTTTAAGGAGGGATAAGAAATGTTCGATTCAACCATAACCTCGGCAAACAGTATCTTCACGTTGATCGTTGCCGATCTTTTCCCCGCCCCCGTGCAGATGGAAGGATATTCGACCGATAGCGCCGTTGTTACGGATGCTATCGACATGGCAGAAGTTCAGATGGGCGTCGATGGAAGAATGACGGCGGGATATGTCCCTAACCCTACGAAACAAACAATCGCGCTTCAAGCCGATAGCCCGAGCCGTCCTTTTTTCACGGCGATTCTTGAAGCGACTAAAACCGCGAAGGAAATTTACTATCTCACGGGAAACTTGATTCTCACGGGAACGGGAGAGGCTTTTGCTCTTACACGCGGCGTTATCACAAACGCGAAACAGATTCCCGATCTGAAAAAAGTTCTTGATCCCGTTGATATTGTTATCACTTGGGAATCTATCAACCCAACAGTTGTTTAACTTTTTCCTGCGTCTCCGCCGCCCGAACGTCCTCATTTCCCATTTGGGCGGCGGGGGCACCACTTTAAAGGAGGCGGCAGATGAGAAAAACCATGAATTATGTCGTAATTGACGAAGGCCGAGACAAAGGCAAAATTTTCGTCATTACCGAGTTTCCCGCGAGTCATGCCGAGGCTTGGGCTACCCGCGCCCTTCTTGCCATCATAAACGACAATGCAGAGATTCCAGAGGGTTTTGAGAGGCTCGGCATGGCTGGTATGGCAGAGCTTGGGATTAAAGCTCTGGCGGGCCTTAAATGGGAGATTGCGGAGCCTCTTCTTGAGGAAATGTGGCAATGCGTTAAGATCATGCCCGACAAGTCAAAACCGAATGTCGTTCGAGACTTGATCGAATCGGACATTGAAGAGGTCTTAACCCGCGTGAAAATCCGCGCGGAAATATGGAAGCTTCATACGGATTTTTTAAAGACCGTCGCCCCCTTAATCTCCGGCGAAGCTCAAGCGGCGGTCGAAAGAAAAGATTCGCCGAATACCAAAACATCCCATCGACCATAGGAGTTTTGCTTTCGCGCCGCATGGCAACGCTCAAGGAATTGGACGAGTTCTATGGCATTAAGGACGTTTATGATATGCTGGAAGTTATAGCCGTCGATACAAACAATGAGGCTGTCGCGAACTCGAAACCGGAGAAATAGACTATGCCGACCGTTATTGACTCGCTTTTAGTCCGCCTGGGGATTGATAAAAAGCCCTTCGACAAGGACAAAAAGAATGTCGATAAGGACATTAAAGACCTGTCGAAAAAAGGGAAAAAGGAATTTGATTCTCTGGCGGCATCGGCGGGGAAATTTCTTGCCGTTCTCGGCGGTTCTTACGCCATAAAAAGATTTGTTCAGGATCAAATCGAAGCAAATTCTTATCTTCAACGGTTCTCAAAAAATCTCGGCGAAAGTGTCGATAAAATATCTGCGTTTTCAAATGCGGCAGAACTTTCGGGCGGCTCTGCATCCGGCTTGCAGGGAACGCTTTCCATGCTTTCCCGAGCACAAACTGAATTAATGCTCACGGGGCAATCGGGGCTTGTTCCATATCTTTCTGCGCTTGGGGTTAGCCTTACCGATATTCATGGGAAAGCGATCCCCGTTACAGAAGAACTTATCAATATCGGTCAAGCGTTATTGTCAAAAACAGGAGATAGAAAAACTGCCTTTAATATGGGGCAGATGATGGGGATCGACCCCGGAACGCTGAATATGATTTTGAGAAGCAGAAAAGAGGCGGAAGAGCTTCTCAAGCTTGCCGATAAATATAAGCTCACTCAAAAACAGGCCGATGAAGAAGAACATCTTCGACAAAAAACGGCGGAGCTAAGTTTATCGTTCACCGCTTTCGGCTATAAATTGATGGAAGATGTCTTCCCCGCGCTTGACAAACTTCTTAATCTCTTTCTTCGTTTTGGCGATTGGTGCAAAGAAAATGGAGCTTTTGTAAAAAATTTCTTGATCTCTCTCGTCGTTATTTTGGGCGCATTTGCGATTGCAACGGCTCCTATAACGCTGATGACTCTTGCCATTATTCAACTCGCAGCAGGAGTCGCGCTGCTTTGGACAAATTTTGAAGGTGCTGTGCAAGCCTGTAAGGACTTGGCAACCGCTCTGCCTAAGGGAATTAAAAAGTTTTTGGGAATTGAAGAAACAAAAAAAAGCTCTTCGCAAACAGGAAGTTCAGATAAAGACGCAATGTCCTTTTTCCAAAAAAAGGGATGGACAAAAGAACAGGCCGCCGGACTTGTCGCAAATCTGAAAAAAGAATCGGGACTGAATCCCTCTGCTGTCGGCGATAGTGGAAAAGCATATGGAATCGGTCAATGGCATTCCGACAGACAAACGGAATTTCAAAAGCTATTTGGACATTCCATATTCGGATCAAGCATCGACGAACAGCTTGCTTTCATGCAGTACGAATTGACGCAAGGAAACGAGCGCGGTGCAGGGAATCGTCTCAGAGCCACCACCAGCGCAAACGAAGCCGGGGCCGTTGTGTCTCGCTATTACGAACGTCCCGCAAATGTTCTTTCGGAAATGGCGGCGCGGGGCGATCTAGCAAACTCTCTTATGCGAGGATCGACGACATCAACAAGTAAGACGGTTCAAATCGGAGAGGTCAACGTGGTGACTCAGGCTACGGATGCAAACGGAATCGCAAAGGACATAGGAAAGTCTCTCGATTATCTTTTGGCCTCTCAAGTCAACTATGGACTGACGTAATCATGCCCTTAATCCCATATCCTGACGTTCCTGATGAAAACGGAGTCCCTAATCTTCCAAGATTATCGAGCGCGGGGGCTTCGGCTGCGTCTGGCTTGAGCCTTTTAGAGGGAATCGTTTGGAATGTTTTACAACAAGACGATCAATGGGGCGTTTATGATAGCAACGGAAATGCTCTCGGTGATCCGTCATTGTTTAGCGGTATAGCCTCAACCATTCTTTCCTCTCTCGGAGCATCCTCTACGCTTTCGACAAATTCCGTCGAATACTCGAAGGAAATGCGTGTTAGCGATTATCCGGTTGAAGGCGGAAGCTTTGCGAGTTTTAATAAGGTCGAAACGCCCGCCAATCCTCGCGTGGTTCTTTGTCTTTCGGGAAGCCAAGACGACAGAACATCTTTCATAAACGCCATTGATGCGGCGACAAAATCGACAAACGCTTATAGTGTCGTCACGCCCGAAGTGACCTATATAAATTATACGATTGAAAGTTATCGCTATGATCGCACCGCCGCGCACGGCGCGACAATGTATATTTTGGAAATGAAGCTGAAAGAAATAAGAACCGTTTCTGCCGCCTATACAACGGCATCATCTCCTATCAACAATCCTCAAAGCACAGACGCCGTTCCTGCCGTCGATAGCGGAACTGTCCAGCCGTCAACGCCGGATACGTCTGTCGTTTCGTCGATGGAGGCGGCATACCCCAATCTTCCATCAAGCACGATTCCCACGGTATCTCTTGCAAATATGAATTGAGGAATCATGCTTCAAATCCCCCTACAGGCCGTTCCCTCACAGATAGTAAAATCCGTTTGCGATTCTCAGAACTGCCAAATTGCGATCTATCAAAAAAGCCAAGGCGTTTTTTTCGATCTCAACTCGAATGGAACCGATATAGTGACCGGGGTTTTGGCGCATAACGCAGACTTTCTTTGCTGCATAAACTATACCGGATTCGAGGGAAATTTTGTTTTTATCGACACTCAAGGAACGTCCGATCCTTCTTATGACGGGTTCGGAACTCGATATTTTCTTGTTTATCTGACGGCGGCGGAATATGCGGCGGCAAACCCAACATGAGCACAAGCTTTGAAAACAAAAAAAGATTGCGCTTCGTAATTACCCTTGCGACAGGGACTTTCGGCTCGTCGAATAACAATCAAATCACACTTGAAGGCTATCGTTCCATTGCCGAGATAGACAAAGCGGGCGGCATGATGATGGGGGAGCTTCGCGCGCGCATCTTCGGAGTTTCTCAATCGGACATGAATAGCTGCACGCTGATTCAGTTCAAACCCGGATTTTATTTAAAAAACACAATCGTAGTTTTTGCTATCGACGGCGATTCCGAAACGATGGTTTTTGCGGGAAATGTCGTGAATGCGTGGGGGGATTATCAAGACCTTCCGCAAGTCTGCTTATACGTTCAGGCTCAATCGGCTTATTCCGATTCTCTCTCTTCTGCGGTTCCGTTCAGCATTCCGGGCGCGATAGACGTTTCGATCCCGATGTCGCAACTCGCCGCAAAAATGGGGCTTTCTTTCGAGAACAACAATGTTCACACAATCGTTCGAGATATTTATCTTCCCAACACGCTCAAAGAACAAGCTCTCGATCTCGCGAGAGAGGCGGGGTGTTCTCTTTATATAGACGATACAACGCTTGCCATAACGCCGCTCTATCAACCGAGAGGCTCGAATATACCGGAGATTTCTCCTTCTTCCGGACTCGTCGGTTATCCAACATTCGATGGCGTTGGAGGAATTTCTTTCAGAACGCTTTTTAATCCGTCTATTTTGTTCGGCGGCGCGATTAAACTTGTGACGAGTATTCCGCAAGCCGAAGGTCAATGGCTTGTTGCGTGCGTTTCGCATCATCTTGAAGCAGAAAAGCCTAACGGAGAATGGTTCAGCAGAATAAGGGGAAATAAAATTGGCATCACCCTCATCCAGTGACGGCGTTCCGATGGGCTTTATCCGCCCTTCGAGCGTCTATGGAGACATAAACAAAACCCGTTTTATTCTTCAACAGGTTTTGGCGAAAATGCAGACTGCGACTCTTGTGCAAGTTGTTTCTTGCACAAATTCGGGAGGCGATAGCGCTGTTGGATTCGCAGACGTTCTTCCTCTCGTCAATCAGATAGACGGACAAGGCGGCTCAACGCCACATTCCGTTGTTCACAATATCCCTTATTTTCGTGTTCAAGGTGGCGCGAATGCCATAATTCTCGATCCTGCTGTGGGAGATATTGGAATCTGCGTCTTTGCCTCGCGAGACATTTCCGCCGTGAAAACGACGAAAGCTCAGGCGAATCCGGGAAGCTATCGGTCTTTCGCTTTTTCGGACGGTCTTTATCTTGGCGGCGTTTTGAACGGAGAGCCTACGCAATATATTCAGTTCACAAATGAGGGAATAAACATCGTTTCGCCGACTCAAATTACTCTTTCCGCTCCGTTGATAAGCTTCAACGGAGAGATTGTTCAAGCTGCGGGAACCGGGAACAATGCAACCTTCAACGAAAATATCACGGTTATAGGCGATGTGACCGCAAGCGGGACAAGCCTTCACACGCACGTTCATTCTGGTGTAGAGTCGGGGCCGAACAACACTTTGGGGCCAGTTTAAAATGACGCGCTTCAACACTCTTCTTCTGGATCAGTCTGCTTGGGACTTAGTGATCGACAGCGCAGGCAATATTGCAATGGCGCAGCCAGCGTATGCACTTGCACAAGATGTTGCGAGCGCAGTTAGAACCTTTTTGGGAGAAGTCTGGTACGATCAGACGCAAGGAATCCCTTATTTTGATAATGTTTTAGGAAAAATGCCGTCTTTATCTCTTTTAAAGGGATATATCGAAAAAGCAGCAATGACGGTTCCGGGTGTCGTTTCGGCAAAATGTGTGATAAATTCTTTCGCCAATAGGCAGATTTCAGGCCAGATTATCTTTGTTGATGAGCAGGGAGAAGAAAACGGTGTCAACATCTAATGTTCCTTCAATTTCATGGGAGTCTGCGGGGATTGTTATCCCTCAAGAATCCGCCGTTCTCGCGGGCGTTCAATCTGATATTAACTCGGCATTTGGCGGTGGCCTTAATCAGGCGCTTTCAACGCCGCAAGGGCAGCTTGCCTCTAGCGAATCCGCGATCATCGCCGAAAAAAATAGTGAAATTGCCTACATAACGAATCAGGTCGATCCACAATATGCGTCGGGTAGATTTCAAGACGCGATAGGTCGGATTTATTTTATGACTCGCGAAGGCGCAACATCGACAGTCGTTGTCTGCACATTGACGGGCGTTCCGAGCACCGTTATTCCTGCCGGAACCTATGCACAAGACACATCGGGAAACACGTATGCTTGTGTCAATTCCGTCACGATAGAATCGGGGGGAACCGTAAGCGCCGAGTTCGCAAATATAGAAACTGGCCCGGTTGCTTGCGCCGCTGGAACGCTAACGAAGGTCTATCAGACATTGCCCGGATGGGATGCGATTACGAATCCTGCGCCCGGAACTCTCGGAACTGTGGTCGAAAGCAGAACAGATTTTGAGTATCGTCGGCAAAACTCTGTCGCGCTGAACGCCGCTGGCTCTTTGCCTTCGATTTACGCCAATGTTTTCGCACAGTCGAACGTCACGGATGTTTACGCGGTGCAAAACGATAATAGTCCCTCGTCCTTCGTCGGCTCAATTTTGGGAACGACCCTAACGGTTTCCTCAATGATTTCAGGAAGGCTTGTAACGGGATCGGTTGTTTCGGGAACGGGAATCGCTTCTGAAACCTTCATTGAGGCGCAGCTAACCGGAAGCCCTACGGGTGGAGCGGGAACTTATACGGTCAATAATTCTCAGTCCATCTCAAGCGAGGCCATGGCTTCTCCCGCAATCGCAATCGGCGTGACGAATTATATTCTGAACGCCAACACGATCTATGTGGCTGTGGTAGGCGGAACCGCCGCCAACATTGCTCAGGCGATATATGAAAAAAAGGACTGTGGATGCGATACGGCAGGAAACACTTCGGCAATCGTCACCGATCAAAGCGGATACAATTATCCTTATCCGAGCTACACGATCAATTATAATGTTCCAACGGACATTCCTATTTATTTTGCCGTCGAACTCACAAACTCTTCGACTCTGCCTTCGGATGTTGTTTCTCTCGTTCAAGCGGCGATCATTGCCCGATTTAACGGGACAGATGGGACAACCCGCGAACGCATAGGATCGGAGATTTTCGCCTCGCGTTATTATGGGGCGGTTTCGAGCGTGGCGACGAATGTTTCGATTGTATCTATTTTGATTGGCGAAACATCAAGTCCCGCATCGACGACTCTTGAAATGGGAATCGATCAGCATCCGGTTATAAGCGCGGCGAATATAGCGGTTACTTTGGTGTAAAAATGCGCGATTGGGAAAAAACTATTCAGAGCGAATATGCTAATTCGCCAACGATCTGCACCCTCATTCAAAACATGAATGAGTACATTGATCCGCGTGCAGACATTGATAATTTTTATAACATCGTTTGGAATGTCGAAACTGCGGTTGGTTTCGGATTGGACATATGGGGTCGAATCGTCGGAATCTCTCGTCAACTGACAATCCCCGGAACTTCTGAATACTTCGGATTCAACGAAGGAACTGGGTTTTATCCCTTTGGACAGGCCCCTTTCTACAGCGGGGTTCCTCCGGCGACGCAGACTTATACCCTTTCTGATGATGCTTATCGGACGCTGATTCTCGTCAAGGCAATGTCGAACATTTTTCTTTCGACGGCTCCGGCAATAAATCAGATTCTTCAAAATCTTTTTTCAGATAGCGGACGCTGCTACGTCAATGATCTTGGAGGAATGAAGCTGAGATATACGTTTGAGTTCTTGTTAACCCCGTATCAATTCGCTATAATAACGCAGTCCGGCGCGTTGCCGAAACCCGCAGCAGTAGAATGTTTCATGATTCAGACAGTTTTACCTGTTTTTGGTTTTTCCGAAGCCGGAACCGCAACGGCGGCTCCTTTCGGACAGGCTCCTTTTATTTCGGAGGGTTCTCTCTATGCAATTAGTTAATGCTCCGTCAAAACTTGTTCTTCCTTTTGCATCATCGGGTGGAAAAAACACGATTCCTGTTGCGTCTCAAATAGGAATTACTGCTGGGGCCGCATCGTTCACCGATGGCTTTCCACCATTAACCAGAACCGCTCTTGAAGCAGGAGGCGTTCCGCCCTCTGGTCTAGATATGAACGGAATTTTGAACGCTATTTCCGCCATTTCACAATGGCAAAATGCGGGGGCCGGATTCGTTTATGATTCAACTTTCTCGACGAATGCCAACGTGGCGGGCTATCCTGCGGGCGCAAGAGTCCTTCGCGCTGACGGCTTGGGATATTGGCTGAATCTCGTCGATGGAAATGAGAATAATCCCGATGGTGCAACCCCAACAGGATGGGTTCCCGATTATACAAACGGGGTTACTGCCGTCACAATGACAAATGCGAACGTGACTTTGACTTCTGTTCAATATGGGAAACCAATCATAGAGATTACGGGAACGCTCACGGCAAGCCTGAATCTGATTTTCCCCGCGATTGCAGAAAAATGGATCGTTATAAATAACACGACCGGAGCCTATACGATCTCGGCAATAACGGCGAGTGGCACAGGTGTTGTGATTGGCGCAACAAGCTTTATCGTCTGTGATGGAAAGAATGTTTATGGAATGGATGGGTCAACAGAGTCGAACATTTCCATTCGTTCCGTTTCCGGCATTTCTGGTTCATGGGGATCGACGACGACAGCGACGTGGACGGCTAATCAAGCAATCGTTCAATCGTCCTCAGGCATATCATCCCTTTTGAGCGGAGTTAATGTTTCGATCAACACGGCAAATACCGTTGGAACGGCGGGCGGACTAGATTCAGGAACTTTAGCGGCTTCAACGCCCTATGCTATTTGGCTGATTTACAATCCGACGACTTCAATGGCGGGAGCGATTCTATCTCTTCCCTCGAACTCCGCGCCGACTCTTCCTTCTGGATACACGCAATATACCCTTATCGGGGCTGTGGTAACGGATTCAAGTATAAAACTTATGGGTTTTATTCAAAAGGGGGCCGATTATCAATTTGTGTTAGGACAAAATCTATCATCTCTTCCTGTTTTGGCTTCCGGCTCTACATCAAGCGGACATTGGTTAGCTGTGGCGATTTCAGGAATTGTTCCCTATTCAATAATATCAAAAATAAAGCTTATTTTGGGCGCGAACGACAGCCCGGGAACATCGGGAACAAGCGCAGCCGTTGCTTCTAATACAAACTATGATGCTCCCAATGAAGGATCGGCTTACGATGGAACGGCTCCTATTATGGGTTATGGACTTTCCGCGAGCGTCGGAGGGAATCAGGTGGGAGAGATAATTCCAGAATCGACAAACATTTATTACTCAAGCAATCTTTCGACTTCATCTCTTCGTTGTCTTGGTTCCACGCTTAATCTTTAGGGAGCGATCATGTACGCATATTCAAACAATGGACTTTCGTTTCGCGCGGTGGATTCGAATTACGTAGCACAATCGGGCGAAGTGCTTTTTCCAGCGATAGCGACTCCGGCGCAACTTTCTACTGCGTTCTCAGGATATACATCGGCGATAGAAACGATGGCGGCTCCTGCGGCAGGACAAGCAGTTCTAGCGCAGGGCATTGCCATTACTTCAACGAGTACGCCCGCGTTAAACGGAACCTATGCGCTAACATCTGGCGCACAATCGGCGATCATGGCGATCATGTTGAGCATTATTGCGCTCGGCACGTTTCCGAATGGAGCTTTGACTTATACCTACATGGATGCAAGCGGAACGCCACACATTTTCCCGAGCATTACGGAGTTTAAAGCTTTCGCCGCGGCGTTTGCAGCTTATTACGGCGAAGTTGTTCAATATATCGACAGCGCCGGAGCAGCAGGATCAATCCCTTCGTCTAACGCCGTTACGATTACATAGGTGAGAAATGTCCTGTCCTGTGTGCAAATTCGTAGATGCGATTTTTCATTGGATAGGAATTTATCTTATCAATATCGCTATGTGGATCGACGAAGGCGCAAACGTCATAATTCTGCCTTGGCTTCGTATTTTTCATTTGATTCCAAACGATGATGCTCTTGGAGACGCTCACTATACGGTTTCTCAATGGACGGCCTATGCCGCGTTAGATGGCTCCCGCTTTGCAAAAGTTCTTTGCAAAATTCTGACGATTCTCTTTAAGCCTTGGCACTGGAACGATACAAATTATTCGCATTGTTATAATGCGATTCACTACGATGATGGGAAAGAGATTCCTCCGACAGAAACGACGGGATGAAGGAAAAACAAATGAATCCCGATGTAATCAATGCAGCGTTAAGCGATCCTCTTGTGCATGTCGGTGGCGGCGGATTATCTATCGGAGGATTGCTCTGGTATTTTTTGGGAGGGTCGAAAAAAAGGCTCGATGTCGTCGAACCAAGAGTTGATAAGGTCGAAAAAGATATATTCGATGCACGGCTCGAGATTAAAGACCTTCATTCCTATGCAGAAGGAAATTACGCGAAAAACTCTTCTCTTGATCGAGTTCATGCGCGGATTGACGATGTGGCAAAAACGAGTAATCAAATCTTGCAGCTTTTAGTCGAGAAAAAATAATGGATGAAATAAATCCGATTGATATTCTTGCAAGGACGATATGGGGCGAAGCTCGCGGAGACGGTGCTCTCGGAATGAATGCCGTAGCTCATGTCGTTATGAATCGAGTCTCGCACGGCGGATGGTGGGGATGCGACGTTATATCGGTTTGTTTAAAGGCTTGGCAGTTTTCTTGCTGGAATGTAAATGATCCAAACCGTGAAAAACTTACTTCCGTTGATGATTCCGATCCTCAATTCGCACAAGCTTTAGATATTGCGGCAAACGCGATCGACGGAACAAACGACGATCCTACCGATGGATCGGACAGTTACATAACCCGCGATCTTTTTCTCAATCCTCCTGCGCGCGCCGACGGAAAACCGAATTGGTGGCAAAATCTAACGCCGACTGCAGAGATTGTTAATCAGGTTTTTTATAAAACAGTTTAGCTTTGCGCCTTTTCTCTGATAGTGATATAAAAGCTCAATCAAAAATCAACCCCAAAAAAGGAGAGTCCAAAATGAGTTTACAGTCTTACATCTTGCGAGTTGAAGGCGGTCTAGCCAAGGAAGTAACCGTTCTTGGTGCTGATGGAAAAGCCTTTTTCAATGTCGTTATACCCGATGAAATTCAGTCGGTCGAAGGCGACATTCTTCCGGCTGTCGAGGCCATTGTGAATGCGCTTCCTGCGCTTGCGGGCGGCACAGCAGCTTTCGGTGCAGCGGCTATTGCCGGACTCACGCCGATTGCGGTGAAGGCTCTTGCCTCTGCCGAGGCAGAAGCTCCTGCAGCCGTTGCCGCTGGCGTAGCTGCGGCGGCTCCGGAGATTGCCGCCGATTCTCAAAGCTAAAATGTTTTCGGTTTTTAAAATGATAGGAGCCGTGCTGGGCGGGATGCTTGTCTCGATCTTGCACGGCTTTTTTCCTGAAAAAACGGCAACGGATCAAAAAGCATCCGATCTTAACGAATCTGTTAATGTTTTGAAGTCGGAACAATCGGCATCATTAGAAGCCCCCACAACGCGCGAGGGGCTTGAAAGCATACTGGACAAGGGAAAGCTCTAAAAATGCGCCACAGCCTCAAATTTTTGGGATTTTTGATCGTTTTAACGGGATGTTCTACCTGTCCGGCCGTCAATACCTGTCTTCCAGTTAAGAACTGGACTAATTCCGAGGAAGCTCAGATGTCGCATGATATTGCCGCGCTTCCGCAAAACTCTTCCCTTATCGGAGTCATGATCGACTATGCGCGGATGCGGGCAGAGGCAAAGGCTTGCGCTGAAAATTAATACATAAACTTGGCAAATCCGGCGTTTGGTTCTTTTGTGAACAAATACCAAGACATGTTTTCGAATCCAGAGACACCGTTTTCCATCCATGAAATTCGCCCGACCGGAATGATTTTCTGGCAAAACTCCATATAGGGTTTTGACTGTTTCGTATCATGCCAATCGCTTTGAAAAAGAAGAAAAGTCGGAGCGTGCTGACGGAAAACCTCGATCATTCTGTGCATCGGTTCACGTTCAAAGGGCGGATTGGTTATTATAAAATCGCACTTCGGGAATTTATTATCGAACAATAAAACGTCTTTCTTTTCGATTCCTTCTCCTTCGGGGGAAATGTCGCAAGCGTAGACGCAGAAATGCCCGTGTTTATTTAAGTGCCGAATAAGCCTACCGTCTCCGGCGCATGGCTCGATAAAATCACAATGCGGCGGAAGATGGGGAAGAAGAGGAACGACGGCTTCGTATGGCGTATAATACTTTTGCATTAAGCGATGTTCAAAATTCGATCTCTTTCCCATTTTTCAACCCCAAGATTTTATGCTTCGCTCGACGACCTTTATTCCTGCTCTTTTTGCCACCTCTCGTGCTGCAAGCATTCCTTTTGAAATTCCTTTGTCGATATAAAGCGCCATTTTTTGAGCATGTTTGATCCACGTGAAACCAGCTTCGATTCCAAGCTCTCTTTCTGATAATACTGAATCATCAATAACTTGGGTATAGAGCAAGTGGGAAAGAAGCGGGCTTTCTCCTCTCAAGAGACTGTCTCGCATACATTCACGAGCATACGCTTTATTGGCTTCGATTCCTTCCGGCGTAGCGGCGGCGAACGGAGATTCGACGATAACACGGATCATATTTTTCACCCTTGCTTTTCAATTTGTTCGTCTGGAAGGTTTATCAAAACTCGATAAATTGCCTCCATTTTGGCAATTTGATCGTCGGATGTTTTTTGCGACATTTTGCTCTCGTAAACCCATCGAGGATAGTTCTCGCGACGTTTTGTGAGTTCTCGATAGGCACATTCGGCTAATTCGAGTCTTGAAAAGCTCATTTAAGATCGTCCCTAAATCAGCTTGATGTTTTGAGCCGAATCTTTTCCGTTTCTGCTAGGAAGTAAATCGTATTCGACTCGCTGACCTTCAACAAGTTTTGAAATTCCCGCCTTTTGTACGTCGCGAATGTGAACAAAAGCGTCTGCGCCTCCGTCGTCCGGCATCAAGAATCCATATCCCTTATCGGTCGAAAACCACTTCACTGTCGCTTTAGCCATTTCTTTAGTCCTTTCCTGTTTGTGTTAAAAATCGGTGGGGATGTGCGGGTTGCGTATCCCGCCTCATTCCATCCCCACCACCTACCCGAGCAGGATTCTTTTATTCCTCCATGCCGATAGCTGACTGATATAAACTCAACAATTCCGCGTTCTCGCGCCGTTTCTCCAATTCCATCTTGCGGAGCTTAACAATCTGTCGAATTGTCGGCACGTTGAATCCTGTGCCCTTGGCCTCGGCGTAGACCTCTTTGATGTCCTCGCTGACGGCGGCTTTATCCTCTTCAAGCTTCTCAATCCGCCCAATCAGGCTGCGGAGACGTTCACCGGATACGCCGCCAGAGTTGTGACCCACACCCTCGACCATGATTACATCTTCTCCTTTCTGACAATCCATTCGGGATATTTGTCCGTGCTTTTCCCTCGCGCCAGAACGACGGGCATCAGGAGAAAAACATATTCATCGTTGTCCGGCTCTTGGATGAACGCAATCGAGGGGGCGTTGTTGTCTTTGTTGATGAAAAACGACGCATGATCTGTGGAAGAGATACCCACAATGTCGGCGAGATATTTAACATTGAACGCGACGGTCTCGCATCCGGTCAGGTCTTCGGGCTTCGGGAACGTTCTCTCATATTCTGGGTATGTCCCGTCAATCGGCGTGAATTTTTTGGACAACCCTTCGGAAAGGATTTGATCTGCGGGGATTGCTCCGATGGGTTTTATATCGGCATTCAGAAACGCAATGCGCTTTGTCTCCGTGTCGATGGCGACATGAACAAGTGGATTGTTTTTCTCAAAATACGAGTAACCGTATTCGTCCTCGTGCTCGGAATACTCCGAGTCCACAAACGATTTGCTTCCTAATATATCGCTGCTTGGAAGAATGAAGCTTTCGAACGCCTCACCATCCCACGGACGTGCGCTTTTGAACACAACGGCATAGTGACCGTTAGTTGCCATAATCACGAAGTCCTTGCGGTCGGCTCGATAATGAAAGTACAGCCCGTTTAGATAATATCGCGTCTCCTCGGTCGAAGCGAAGCGTTTCAGTTTTTCGAGGGTTTCCAGAGACAGAACAATCTTACTCATGATTACATCCTCCCGATAAGTTTTTGAGCCATTTTCTTGTGTGCGCTTAGAGCCTCGGTAAGCGCGTCCCGTTTTTCGGTCATTGTCTTGATGCGCTTCAATAATTCATCGAGAGTGAGCGATACGGATTCATCAATTTGTTTGTCCTCCGCTTTGTCAACCATATCGGATTCAGATTCCGAAGCATCACATTGTTGTTCCGTTTCTTCTTTATGTTCGTTTTTCATTTTGTCTCCTTTGGTTCGGTTGAGAAATTCGGGCATTTCGGACAGGGCTTGTTCTTCTTCGATCATGATGACTCCTTACTTCTTTGTAGGGGCCAATTCTTCGCATCTTTTTGCATAGGCCCTAGCCCATTTTGTGCAAGCTGTTGGCCCCGCTTTTTGAGAGATTGTCTTAATTTGATCGGCAATCTCTTCCATGTAAGCATCAATCGTTTTTTGGTCGGCGCAGCCTTGAAGACCAAAAATTAATTCGTCGATAACGGAATCCCAATCACTCGGCTCAGGAGATTTCGACGAAGAATCTTTTGCAGAATCGGATAATTCGGACGGAAGTTCAGGTTCAAAAAATTCCTCCGGCTCGCTCATGCCGTCGCGAATGCCCGCGTAAATCTTGCGGAGTTGCGCCATAATCGCGCCGTTCATGCTTTCCGCCTCGACCTTGCGCCCGAGGCGCTTCTCAATCTGAGCCTTTGAGACGCCGATTTTCTCGAAAGCCGCGAGAAGCTTCTTTATCGCTTCGGGCGTGCAAGGCGATTTCATCGTGAGCGTGCGCTCGCATTCGTTGACCGCAGCCTCGACGACATCGCCGGGGATTGTGTTCAGGATGCAGGCGCGCACGCGGCGCTGCGCTTGATTGGCGCAAAGCTCGTAAATATCGCGCTCGTCCTTGATAGCATAGCCTCCCTTTTTCGTGTCGCGCCAATGCTTCACGAAAAACTTCATGGTGCGTCTGACGTTCGTTTCGACATCCCACGCAAAGGCGAGAATTTCGCTCTGGTTGCCTTGGCGGTTTAGCTCATCCCACCCGAATTGAAAGTTGCCCCAATTCTGCGCGATCACCTCGGCAAGCCGAATGCTCGGCCCGGTGATTTCCTGCCCGCCCTTCGGATAGGAATAGATAGCGGATTCGGCGAGCGAGATGCGTGTGCATTGCACGAGAATGCGATCAACGGCCTCGACCTTATCGCGGGGGAATTGCTTTGCGAGCATAATCGCCGCCTGAACTTCCGCGACGGCGCGATGGACTTCGGCCCCGGCGCTCGATGTCGCCGCGACATTCTTGCGCTCGTTCTCGAAGGGATTGAGCGTCTGAGCGCGCGACGGCGCGGGCATAAGCTCTTGATGCGGGGCTGGCTCTGGCTCCGGCGTTTGCAGAGGTTTCGGGAGGTCTTTATTCGGTATCTGTGTCATTGCATCTTCTCCGGTTGAAGGTTGATTCGCAGCTTAGCTTGCGCCTTTGAAAAGCGCAAGCGTTTCGCTACGGGATTTGCTCTTTTGTGGTGATAATTATCTCGTCCCAAGCTGCGCCTTTGACGACGCTCTCGATCTCGACGCCGACGAGCTTTGCGGCCTCAACTTTCGGGATATATCCGCAGCGAACCCACCCGAGCATAAGACCGGAGTCGTCCACATTCGGCAACGAAAGTGCGATTGCGTTCGCATCGTATGGATTTGTCGGTTCCCGGTCGAATTTGAGGGGCGTGCCCGCGATGGTCTTTTTATTAACTTCCTTCGCCTCGGGATATTTGAAGATTCCTGCGATTTTAGTAGTGAATTTGTTTTGAACTTCGAATGCCATTTTAACCCCCTATAAAAAGATTGCTAGGATACCGAACAAAAAGCCGAGAATTAACCCGGTTCCGGCAGACGCTCTTTTGTCTTTTCCGGTTTGCACTTTTTCTTCGGCGAACATTCCGCCTGCGGCTGAAAAGATAATCGAGACGCAAAGCAGCGCGATTTTCACGCAAAAAATCATCACCGCACCATCGCGTCGGAGCGTTCGAAAATCTTGACTCCGCGCAGCTCGCGGAACCCGGCCTTGACCGCCGCATTCACAAGCTTTTGCAGAACGTCGTCCGACATAAAGGGTCGCAGCGATTCAAGGTCAACGGCCTTCTTATCGACGATCTCGCCGACCCAAACCGTCCGCAACGTCGCCAAGCTCCCGTAATCGCCGCGCGTGTGGGCAAGCTCTGCGGGCTTTGCTTCGGCTTGCTTCTCGGACTTCTGCGCCAATTCTTCGGCACGCACAGCCTCGCCGAGAGCGTCATTCGATGCTTCCGGCATATTCGCCTTTGCGAGCATTTCCGCCTCGCGAGCGAGCCTTTCCGATTCTTCTCGTTGCAATCGGGCGGCTTCCTCTGCCTGTTTGCGCCTCTCTGCTTCCTTGCGCCGGAGATAGACCCCGAGCGAATCGGAAATTTTCTTCGCCGATGTCTCGAGCGTCTCGGTGTATTTTTTGAAGAAACCGTCAACCGATCGAGAAAGCGAAAGATAAGGCTCCTTCTCGCCGACGCGCTTTGTCTCAAACGCTTTCTGGCATGAAGTCAGAAGCTTGACAAAATCCCCCATTTTGCCCGCCGTTTCGTCGTCGTCGCATTGCGCGGGAACGCGGGGAAGAGCCTCGATCAATTCATCATAGCGGTTTCGCAATTCCATTGTGCTTTCAAGAAGCTTTTCCTGCAAAAGCCCTTGAGGGTTTGGGGGGTTGTTTCCCCCAATTTCAAAACGCGATTCTTCGTCCATCATTTTTCCTTACTCTGAAAAGAGGGGATTTCGACCGTGTTTAAATCCACTCGGCCCGACAGGTCGATCCCCCGTTCTTTGTCGGCTGCGCGAGCTTTGACGAGGCGGACATATTGATCGACCGAGATAACTCGACCAAGAAGAATGCCGCCGAATTTTTGAGCTGTTTTATAAATGTCTCCGAAAGCTTCACGCCAATCGGACGAGGCCGGAGCAACGAGAAAGCCGTCAAGATTGATCTGCCAATATGCCGGGGCGCGGAAAACAAACAACGCACGCTCAAGCTGGCCCTTGCCAAACTTCACGGCAAAATATCCAGTGCGCGGCTCCGTCATGGGTTCGTCGTATCCCTCGGGCGTGCCGTCGCACGGAAGAATGAAAACTTTATTTTTGTCTAAGAACATCTTGTCCACGAATCATGTCAAAAGGTATTTTTCATATAACGCAATGATTGCATATAATCAAGGGAAAAGTTTTGTGCTATAAAAAGGGGATGCGCTGGAAAAAATCACTATCAGCATCTAAGACGATGCGCGCAAAACCGCGCAAGCTCGAAGACCCGATTCATGTCCTTTGTTTTAGTTGGCTTTTCTCGAATATTGATGGGATTGTTTATCATATACCCAACGGATTCGATGGTGGAAGCGAGGTTGTTTTTATTCGAGGCCACGCTGTTCCGCGCGCCGCGATTATGTGGAATAAGCTTGTAAAGCTTGGGGCGCGATCCGGCGTTTTAGACTTGATTTTACACTGGTCTCCATGTCGAACGGCTTATTTCGAGATTAAAAGCGAAGAAGGAAGTTTATCTCAAAATCAGAAAGATTTTATTTCAGATTTAGACCGAGTTGGCATTCCGCATTTTGTGATTCGTTCCTTGGAAGATTGCAGAATGGCCGTTTCTGAACTTCAAATTCCATTGAAAAAATATCAACCGTAGTCAAAAAACAAAAAATCTGGTAAAGGCTTAAAAATCGCCCCGTACTCCAAACGTCCAGCGGCGAGGACGAGGCTTAATGGGTTGTGACAACGAGGGGCAGCGCGTTCTTTTCGTTCTCCGCGCACATCATGCCGTTTAATTAAGCCGTCGCCGCACTTTTTTTCGCATTTTTCTTTGTGCGCTTTTTATGAGTTAGTTCGTAAAGACGAGCAAGATCGTCGATGTCCGGAGGCAATTTATTTTTCCCGACAACTCCTCCAAGATGCTGTCCCGACTCAAGATACTGATACATTCTGCGACAGCGACGGAAAACTATAGCGGCGGAGGCTTGTGATAAGCCCTGCCTAATCCGCCACGCAATAAGTCTTTCTTGCGTTGAAATTTCTAGTCGTTCGTCATTCATTTATTCTCTCCTCAATGGGGTTACATTATCGGGCAGCTCGGCGACTTCCTGCTCTTCTTCCGGCCCCCGCGTTGCGCCGATGAAAAACGCAATAATTGCTATACCAAAAAATTGCCCCATAATAAACGAAAAAATACATAATGCTAAAACTTGTGCGATATTCATCATGAACACTCTTCTTTATTTTTGGGTTGGTTGCTCATTTTCTCTCTGTCCATGTTTTCTTAACCGCGTACATTGCCGCTAGGATAGCACGCGTTAGGCGTAGGTTCTCGCTCATGATCTCGCAAGCCCACGTTTGGAAAACAATCGGCGCGAAAAACACGGTAGCACACATGCGCCCATATCTAACGTCAGGCAGCAACGCTTCTTCGAACTTATCCTTTAGGGCGATTCTCCACGAATTGAGATTTATGATTTCGTCGTGGTTTTTAGTCATGCGGTTTTTCATTTTGCCCCTCTTTTGGCCGGAGCTTCGAACGCGGTGAGCGCGGCGTTGTTAAAGACCCTGAGGTCAGTCGCAGCCGGAGCCTCGAACGCGGTGAGCGCGGCGTTGTTAAAGACCCTGAGGTCA